GAACTCATGGATACCCGCTGCCACTTGGAAGCCTGCCACGGGGAACGTGTTCCAGTTGGTCGCATCGTTACTGAAGTCGAAGAACAGCGTACCCGCGGAGCTTGAGTGACAGCTTACACCTACATCGCCATGTGCGTTGATCTCAGCCGTCCCGGTGAAGGTCGCACTAGCGTCCAACAGATCGGTCGATGAGTTACCACTCGAGGGTTGACCTAGCTCGGTCATAGGGGCCTCTGTAACGATCAGAGAGGAACGATCGCTCGTACCCAGTGCCCACACATTAGTGTCTATGCGATCGAAGCGTAGAGGTGCGTCCTTGCCGCCCAGAAGGTGGAATGCAGCGTTGGACTGTGCCGGTTTGTTCTCAGCAAATACAATACGCACCGAATCTCGATGCGCTTGCAGTGTCAGTGACTCGTATCCGATGTTGACCCTGACATACTGAGACGTACTGAGATTGACCCCAGAGGTTGCCACGGATTAGCCACCCAACAACGATTTGGTCGCCGTCGCTGCACCATCAGTCACACCACGCGCACCGGTCAGGATCGTGCTGGATGCACTCTTACCTGCAGCGGCAGCGCGACGACGGCGGTCAGTAGTAGCAGCCTCTCGACCCACAGGCGCTTCAGGTGTCATTGGAGCCTCAGGCACTTTAGGTGGTGGAGGTGGCGCTTTAGGTGATGATCCAAACATGCACATGGTTAGTACTCCGTGCTTAAGTTATCTAGGGGATCGTACTCCCGGTTATCGGTCCTAGCGCCTAGTGCTCGGTCCAAATCACCGCGAGGGATCTCACGTTTCGGTACAGTGTAAGCGAAAGTGAGCGCTAACGCATCCGCCCAGTCAGGCGACTTGAGTCCACGCTTCTTCATGTCATCCTTGCGCTCGAGCACCAACTGATCCTTATCGTTGTGAGTGTACTCACGCGATGTCAGTTCCTGCTCGAGCTGAGGGTCATCTTGGATGCTACCACCATCGATGATCCACTGTCGCATCCGCGCCCACATCTCGGCAGACTTGTTGCGGTAGTGCTTGTCATCATCGGCTTTACCACCGAAGTTGACCCCCATCACATGATAGCCTAGCTGCGCTAATCGATCCACAATCGGCCCACCCAGCCCAGTCTCATCGATAAACGCGACATCAGGCTTGTGTCGATCGAGCAGCATCGTGAGCATCGCAACGACCTTCATCGAGTCTCGGCTCTTCTCGCCGGGTATGCGATACACCTTCTCGCTGACTGCGTCCATACCTCGCCTGAACTGGATCATACAGCTGTCGTCACCGCCTCGAGCGAGGTCGATACCACAGACCAATGGGTCATCACCAAGGTAGCGACCCGGCCCACGCTTCATCGCTTCCATCGCTGCGTCGCCGGGTATGAACTGCATGTCACCGGCTTTAGGGAACCGGCCCAGTACACGCACTCGAAAGAAGTCTGAATCTTCACCCCAGTCGTTACGCCACTCCTCGATGAGCTTTTTGTTGGTCATCTTGGCATCGCGTGAATCGATCTGTCTTACCGACCAGCGATGCGCCTGCCGAGTGAAGCAGGCATGGAACCTGCCGCTGTTACGAGTCGGGTTACCGAACGTGAAGAACATTGGCTCACCGTCCGTAAGACCACCCTCAGCAACTTCCCAAATCTTGTCTGGTACTGCAGATGCCTCATCAAAAATATAAAACGGAGTTGAGTTAGCAGCATGTAGACCCGCAAACGCCTCGCTGTTTTCTTCACGACAGGTTTGAGCATCGACCCTCCAGCTCTCCGGGTGTTCTTTGTGATACAGGCTCATCGAGCCTCGACCGTTGTTGTACTCGAACCAGTGACCCACCAAGCAGCGCTGTCGCCACTTGCCCAGCTCCGACCATGTCTTAGTACGCAGCTGGTCACCGGTGTTCGCCGTTACGATGCCTTTAGCGTGAGGCCGGGTCGCCATGATCCACAGTATCAGCCAACTGGTGATGGCAGATTTTCCAATGCCGTGTCCTGAGGCTGTGGCTAAACGGATCGGGTCCACCGGCTCAACGCCATTGAACTTACGCTGCTCGACCTCTTTACCAATCTCTTTGAGCACATCGCGCTGCCATTTGTCAGGACCATCAAACCCGATGAGATCGTCCTGATTCCAATCGAACATCAGCGTGACGAACTTCAGCGGATCACCGTAACACTCCGCCACGGCATCAGCGATCTCATGCTCGACCGGGTCGTAGTTACTCTTCGCCATCGTCGCTTTCAGCTAATCGCTTACGTCCACGCGCTAATCGCTCGACCACTGACATCGACCCATCGCTTGAGGTGTGATCGATCTGCTGGCGCTCGCTGTAACGCTTAGGGTCCCAACGCGCTAGAAGCTGCATACGCGTCCATATGCGGTTCTTTTGCCAAGACACGTACCCTGAGTCGGTTTTACCCTTATCGTCGATTGGCGGTGCCTCATCGGCGATTGAGAAGCACTCTTGAGCTATCTGGTCGAAACCATCCAGTCTAGCCTTCGCGAAACGTGCAGCGAAACTTGGATCTTTATCGATCCAATCGTACACCGTCCTGAACGCAGGCGAACCCGGCTGACGACAATAATCGCGCAGCGTCTTACCCTCACCGATCCATTCGACAATGGCATCAGCATGATCTTTCGGCACGGGTTTAAACGAACCCTTGGGTCGCCCCATCTTTTTCTTCTCGGTCATAACTCACCCTCAGACCATTAGACTACCGATCAGTATATCAACATCCTCGCAACTGCGCACAACCATCGCCTCAGCGCCAAGGTCATTGAGCTTATCGATCATGTAGCGCTGAGTGGGTCGAATGATTCCTGTCGCACTCTTCACCTCAACGAACAGAATCTTACCGCCCGGCATGATACAGATCCGATCCGGTACACCCACATGCCCGGTCCACTTCAAGCACATACCACCGATCGATTCGATCTCGCTCTTGAGGTACTTCTCGATGTCACGTTCACGCATCATACTTCCCTGACTTAAAATTTGATTGCAGCAGGTCAAACATCTTAGGCCCACGTTTCAACAACTCGTTACTATCACTTGAATTCGCAAATCCTGCCGCATCACTCTCATGATGAAACCACCCTAGATAATAACGCCGCTTAGTCACATGCCCCCCTAAATTAACCAGCACGTAGTTAGCCCAACCGATCCCATTAAAATCAACATCGGGTATCCTGTACAGCTCCCAACCATTTCCACCATCAATCCTGATATATCCCCTTCTCAACAAATCAATCATCTTTCACCCTCTCTTACTTAAAACTCACAACTCACACTCGCCAACACATCTCACACTCACACTCCTATAGGTGCCCTATAGGAGTGTGATGTGATGTGAGCATGTCATCACAGTGTGATCACATATCACAATAGTGTGAGCATAAAGTGTGAGCACTGTGAGCTGTTCCATAACTACTTGTTTCCATTACACTTATCTACCTTAGTCACTCACACCCTGCTCACACATCACACTCTTGTAAAAAAGTGTGAGCAAAGTGTGAGCAAAAGTGTGAGCACCCCCTAAAAAACCAAAAGTGTGAGCACTTTTGATCATTTTTTAACCAGTTGTTAACCATCTAAACGCTTCGAAATAATGGTGGAATCGATCTCTTCATCGGCCTCATACGCACACAAATATCCCTTTTTGATCGCATCTTTTAATGCGCGTGTGCAGACTTGAGGGACCTGTTTTTTACGATCCTCACCGAGTACTCCAACGAGTCGTTTGCTTATCTCTGAGCGCAGAACAACCTCATCAAAACCGTGATCAGTGACATTAAAACCACCGTGCTCGACCTTCATTTCATCAGGTGTTTTGATGAACATTTCAGGGTGATTGTCCTCAAGATACTCGTACGCATCGACAGCAATTCGACCGTTGTCGGTCAACTTACCGCGAGTAGATTTGAGTACCGCATCGGAATCTTCCTCGGCTTTTAAGACAGCTGAATAGGTTGGACTGCCATACTCGTCGTTGTAGTTAACAGGTAGTTGAATGGGCACAAACTTAAAGACCACCGGTTCGAACTTTTTGCTCTCCTTCATCTTGCGAGACTCCATCACAACCCCATCAATACCCTCGCGTCTGACCATAGCGATCTCGACATCCATCGAGGACTTGATGTTCTTTGACCCAGCTGAGTCGTTGGTGTGCGCCTTGGGTGTATGGTGTAGGACCATGACAGTGCAGTTGTACTTACGCGTGAGGTGAGCGAGGTACTCGATGATCGGCTGCACATCCTCTGAGCTGTTCTCGTTAATGCCTGCAGTGGCTCGGCCCCATGTGTCGATGACGATCAACTGGGGGTTATCCAGTGTGTCCAAGTACGCCTCGAGTAGGATGCGATCACTCTCATGCGTTAGGTTCAGGGCGCGTTGAGTTACGTGCAGGTTAGAGGTGTCCGGGAATCCATTCTCTGAACGCCATGCGTACACCCGTCGGTTGATGCCGTTGTGACCTTCGCCTGCCACGTAGAGCACCTGACCTTTCTTAGTACGACAGCCCAACCAGTCCATGCCTGTGGCGATAGACAGTGACATATCGATTGCACCGAACGATTTACCAACACCTGATTCACCGTAGTAGTTAACGACAACGGCTTTCTCGATGTACTTCTCGATGGTCCAGTAAACGGTATGATCCGCCTTCTGATACGTATCAGTGATCTGCAGGAACAGCGAGTCAGGGATATCAGCTTTCTCAACCTGCTCCTGATACGCGTCAGTGTCATACGATGTCGGCTGATCCTTCACCTTATGCTTACGACTGATCGCTGATAGGTCAGCCCCACCCTTGCGAGCAAACTGGCAGAGTGTGCGGAACGAGACGGTGTCGCCCTCAGTCTCGAAGCTCGCCCATTTCGTATCAGGATCGTTCGCACCTTTGTTCTCATCGTACTTAGACCCGGTGGATGACCAGTCGTCCCAGAGGTCGTACGCCTCAGACGCACCCTCGAACTCATGGTGCAGTGCTGCGCCGACTCGGAACCATGTGTCATAGTCACAGTCTGGATCGATGTAGCTGAGGATCTCTTTGGCCTCATCGAGTGAGACATCAGACTTCTGCAGGCCAGCGAACGGATCATCGGCAGTAGACGATGGCGCGCTGGTGTCTTCGGTTGTGTAACCTGCTGCGCGCATCGTGTCCTCGAAGTAGGCGATGATGTGGCGGATGTCATCGAGTGTGATGACCGGCAGGTTGTTAACGTCGAACTCACGGTTATACCAGCGGTAGTACCCGGTCTTGCTCTTCGGATGAGCACCGTAGGCGACGAACTGCTGCCCCTGCCCGAGCACTTCAATCTTAGAGTCCTTGAACTTCTTAGAGTTGATCTTGCGTGAGTTCTCATCACACAGTACTGGGACTAGGAACTTGGGTGATTCACCGATACGGAACGAGAGTTTGCCCTCTGTCTTACAGATTTTATCGATGTAGTCGCACACCTTACTGGAGACGGCCTTATCGTAGCAGTCGACATCGATTGCGAGCAGGTAGTGCATCGCGACCTCAGTGCCGGTGACGATACCGACACCGTGGACGCGCTCGCTGTTGAAGTTACCGTTAGGTTCTACCCGGTTGTCGCCGGTCATTTTCTGCCATTCCTTGGCGAGTCCTTCCTTGCGCGCCCCTGTGGGAATTACCGCAAAGCCGTCCTCATGTAGTCGCTTAGCTGTGTGCAGTAATTCCATTAGGCTGACCCTCTGCTTTTAGTTTATTGTCGGTGAGGACTTGAAGTTGGTACTGACGCAATAGAGGTGGATGCTCACCCCACGCGTAGAAAGATTGTGGATAGATGTCGAGCGCGGAGCACACCTTTTTGATGCTGCCGTAGTACTCAACGACTTCTTCAGTAGTCATGGTATTACCCTCTTGTTAAATTCTTTATGAGATAGGCTTGTAATACTAGACTGACTGTTATATCTTTACAACTACTGAAACGTCGAAACGGAGATATACCCATGACTAAGATCGTTAAGAACATGCGTGTTGAGCATATGCACACTGGTCGCAAAGGCACTGTTATTAAAGGTGGTGATAAAGCTGGCGGTCGAGTTGAAGTTGAATGGGATGATGGTGTTACTGCTGTAGTGGCTGGCAAATACCTTTTAAAGTTAGGCGCGTAAGCGCCCCACTGAAACGTCGAAACGGAGATACGGACATGTACTTACTCACTAAAGAAACCTACAACTCGAAAGGTAAACTTACTGACAGCGAT